GGCTTGCCCAGGTCGGTGTTATCCTGTTCGTCCCTGCTGCTGTTGTTTCCGCCGCCGCGGTAGTCCGCCGTAGTGTTGCAAACGGCCGACAGCTTGTTTGTGCTGCGCTGGACCGTGGCTTCTACGGCCGAGGTGTAGTGCTTCGGAATTTCAATAAATCCCGGCAGGGCGTATTCGCTGAATAGCGCCGTAAGGACCGCGCCGTCAAGCTCAAATTTTACGTAATGCTTCGGGATTTCGACCATGTACTGGCCGCTTGCGCCGGTCAGGTCTGCTGTTGCCCCGGTGTCCGTCTTGGTGCTGTCGCTCGCGCCCAGGTAGGTTACGACGTGGCCGTCGTCTGCAAGCAAACAGCGGCGCATCTTGCTCTGGATGGGCAGGGAACGGTGCAGCGCTTCGTCGCCTACGCGGGTGCAAGCGGTCGCGCTGGCGCTCAGGTCCTTCTGGATGCCGTAATACTGCGTATAGGGAAAGGAGGGCTTAGTGTTTCCCACGCCGATTAAAAGTCCCATTTTCTTGAAGGTTAAAGGGTTAAACTTTCGGCTTAATAGCCGTACTTAAGTGCTACGTTCTGGAGGGTCTGCTTGATCTCCCGGATAATTTCGGGGTTCCAGCCCGGCTCGAAACGTGTGTTTACGAATTCGCCCGGCTCCATCCCCCAAAGGTTTACTTCAAGGAACACCGCGCTTTCGCCGTCGTTCTTAATGTTGAAGCCGACTTCAAGGCTGAAGTTCCCGGCGTCAAGGCCCGTTATTTCGCCCATGATTCCGATCTGGGCGCTGGGCATTTCTCCGCTTCTGGTTGTCATTTTGCGTCTGGTTTTAATTGTTGAACAAAAATAATAATTTCGTATTAGTGTAATACTCCTTTGTCAAAAACTTTATAATAACTTTTCCGCTTAGTCGTCCCACTGCGCCATGTTGTAAAGCTCGAAATAGAAGCTTCCATCGTTCGCCGTGGCGTCGTCGGAAATGCCTATATTTAGCTTCCAGCTATTCCTGGAAGTCCCGTTTACTACGTAGGTGCTGGCTTCAATGCTTAGCAGGGTCGCTTTGGTCCAGGCGTCCGTGGATCCTGAAACTGGCCCGTAGCCTACAAGTATGGGCAGAATATAATCGGCGCTAACAAACCATTCCTTCGGGACGTGGATGTAGTAGCGGCCCGTTCCGGTGCGCCCGCAGGATATCGTGCTTCCGTCGAATACTTTGGAAATAGCGAAATACGCCGAGCTGGTCGTACCCGTTACCCTGCCAAAGCAGAGCGGGGTCGTGGTCCGTCCGAAGCTGCGGTTTGTCCTGAACAGGGAACGGTTTAGAATTATCCAGCCGTAGAAGGCGGAAGTAGTACCCCAGCCCAAAAGCTCCGTAATTTCATAGCTTGTTTGTAGGTTCTGGAAGCTGCGGCCGTTTTCGTAGAAATATTTACCGGTAGGCGTTCCGATGTTGAAACTGCCGACCAGTACCATTCGGCGGCCGCTGCTCTTTGTGGTCCAGTCAAGCGTTCCCACCAGGTGGGTGTTTAGCGTTCCGCTGTGGACGGTGTCGTCGTCTATGGCGTCGAAGCTGGACGTTACCTCCCGGAAGGGGTTACGCAGGCGCTTGGTTACTACGTCCGTAATATCGCCGGCGCTCGCGTGTACGGTTCCGCTGATCTCCGCGTCCGTCGCGTACATCTTGCCGCTCTGCAAGACCCGGAAAGGGGCCGTTCCGCGGTTTTCGCGGCTGGCTCCGGCCCAGATCCTGACGGAAGTGTCCGCCGTGCCTTCGCCGGTAATTCCCGCCTTGATGTGCGTATCGTCGCCGGCCAGCTGAATAGTGCCGGAAGTTACCAGGCCGCCGTCTATTACGGTCTTAGTGTTGTCGTAGGTGACCGCTTCGTCCCAGTCGCTTGCAATATAGGAACCGGAAGCCCGCGCCGTGTAGCAGCGGAAGATAACTTTTTGGCTTCCGCTGGTTTTCAGCCATAAGTCTCCTACGTCGTAGGGCGTCGTAGGCGTGGCCACAAAGACCCGGCGTTTTCCGTCCGCGGTGTCCTGGGCCTTGCTCGCGTTTTCGTAGGCCTGGAGGGCGGTTGTGTCCTCTATGGTCTGCCAGCTGTACGTGCTATTTTCTACGCAGTAGCGCTTTAGCTGCTTCGCGCTGGCGTTGTACCACATATCGCCTACGTGCTTCGCCTTCAGGGCGGCGGTGGTCCATGCCGTGGAAGGGTCGGAAGTCGTAAACCAGGTTTCGATCTTGCCGTCTATCTGCTCGGAAAGGTCCGCCGTAACGGTGGCGAATTGCCCGGCGATAAACGCCTGCAGGGCGCTGTCGTCCGTGTAGCCGCTGGCTTCCTCCCAGTCGCTTGCCTGGTATGAACCGGAAGCGCGGGCGGTCTTACAGCGGTAAATTCCGCCGTTCGGTCCCTGGACCCAAAGGTCGCCCACTTCGTAGGGGGTCGTAGGGGTCGTTACGAAAATACGGCGCTTTGTCATGGCGAGGGCCAGGGCGTCGTTCGCAAGCTGCAAGGCCTGGGCGACCTCTGCGTCGCTAAGCTCCTGCCACTTGTAGACTCCGTTTTCCTTTACCCAGCGGAATACTTTGCCGTTCGCGGTGTTGTAGAAAAGGTCCCCCAGGTGGGTTTCCTTTTCGGCCGCGCTCCACCCGCTTGCGGGCAGGTTGCTGGTCGTCGGGTCGTAGGTCTCAAAAAATTGCTCGATCTGGCCGTCCAGCTGCGCCTGAATATCGGAAAGGATGCCCGGCAGGGTGTTGTCGATGTAGTCCTTCGCGTCCTGGGCTACGTCGTCAAGATCCGCGACGTTCTTTGTGTTGCCGTTGCTATCTATGAACTTAATAACGCCGCCGATTTCGCCGTTATCCAGGTCGAAGTAGGTATTACCGCCGCCGCTGCTCTGGATCCGGCCGGTCTTAATAAAGCGGCCGTTTACGGTGCTGCTGCCGTAGGTCAAGGAAAGGACGCGCGCGCCCCGGCTGTTCCCGGCGTCAGTTATGACGCTGGAAAGTGTGCCGATAAGAAAATAGTAGTACGTCGGATCCGCGTCTGCCTGTCTCTGCGTGGCGTCTATTATTATGTTTCCCGCCGTGCCGGTCTTGCTGCAGCGGGCGTAAACGTAGTAAATAGTTCCCGCCGTAAGGCCTGAAACGGAAACGCCGGCCAGCGCCCAGGTCCTGATGTTTTCCTCGATGGCGAAGTGTACCAGGACGCCCGCGCTGGAAGCGATCGCGTTCGCGTCCCCTCCGTAGTTCGGTTCAAAGGTAATGCCGGCCAGCGTGAACTGCTGGCTTTTGGCGCCCACGGCCAGCATCGTCGTCTCAATGGAAAGCGGCCGTATTTTCTCGCTGTAATAGTGGCCTTCCGGGTCGAAAACGGCGGAGAGTACGTCCTGGGTGGCTCGCCAGTTACGGCGGGCCTTCTGGGGGTCGTTCAGCTGGTTTATGGTTATTATTTCCTTCAAGTCCTCGACGTCTGCAATAGTCCGCACAAGGTTGGAAGCCCGGACCGGCGTGTCGGAAAGGGTAACGCCGTATTTGTACGGATCCAACAGGTCGCGGGTCAGCTCCTTTATTCGGATGGTTCGCTCCACGCCCAGGTCGTCGTCCTGTACGGTCAAGTAGTCGCCCGGCTGGAAAAGGGCGGCTTCCGTCCCTCCGCCTGCGAATTGCTGCAGGAAAAGCTTTTCAAGCTCCAGGGAATAGGTGGCTTGCGGGGCCTTCGTCTTGTTGTAGTCCGCCGTTCCCGCGGTCTGCGTCGCGCTTTCGGCTGCGTCCACGTAGCTCTGGGGCAGCTGTATCTCCGTGAAAAAATACTTATCCCCGACGGCGAATTGCCGGGCGGCGCTTGCTGCGTCCGGGAACGTATAGCCGGAGGAGTCCTGGAAGGCCTTTATTTTGATGGTCTTTGTGCTGTGGTTGTAGCTCTGCAGCTCGAAGGAATAGCCGGCCAGCTGGCCCGTCGTGAACTCTACCTTTGCGGGGATGCCGTCCCGGAGCCACTTGGTGTTTCCGTGTTCGTCCCGTTCGTTCAGGTCGAAGTCCATCGTATTGTCTACAAAGCTAAGAACGTCCCCGCCCAGGGCGGTTACTTCGCCGTAACGCTGCGGGAAAATGTCGTTATACTCCTTACGGCCTTCCCGGAGCCCGTAGCGGGCCACGGCGTCCGCGTCCTCGATGTAGCTCTCGTTTTTCTGCTTCGCTGGAAGGCATAGCCGGTTATACCGGTAGCCCGCCGGCATGTTCTTATTTCCTCCGTAAACGTACAGGCGCGTTATTACGTTGGTTCCGCTCACGGACTTGCGTTCAAGCTCATAAAGCCCGCCGCCCTTTCCGTACTTAAACGTATACGGGAATACCTGGCCGACCGCGTGGAAGTGCAAAGTAAGCGTTCCCGCGTCGCTGTCCTCTATAATCTCCGTTTCGACCTTGTATTTGTCGCAAAGGTCCCACAGAACTTCAAGAAGGTTTTTTCCTGAATAGGTCAGCGTTTTGTATTCCGTTTCGGCGGGAACGTCCCCCAGGATCCAGCGGCCCGGGGTCCGGCGGTTCGCGTTGCTGATAAGGATCGCCGCGAATTGCGCCAGGGTCCCCGTGAAGCTGTCAAGCATCAAGCCGTCCGGGAGCAGCCATTGGGCGTCTATTAGTTCGTATTGCCGGCCCTCAAAAGTAAGGGTATATTCAAAGCGCCGCGGCCCGGTTTTCTTTACCGGGACCAGGGCGTTAAGCGTGTACGTTTCCCCCGCAAAGGCGCGTATTTTGTCCCCCAGCTGGAAGTCAAGGGGCAGGGCGCTCTGCACGGTCATCGTGATCGTGTCCGCCCCTGCAAAAGCTTTCTTTTGCTTTGCGCTGGTTACGGCGGAAACGGCGGCCCGCCGCATGAGCGGCAGGGTCGTTCCGTCCTTGTGAATTATTATAATTTGGTCCATACCACGATGCCGTTTGTCTGGAAGCTGCTAATTTCTTCAATTACGCCGGCCACGATGGCGTAGTAGATGCCTTCTGCCTGGTATTCGTGCGTTACGGTTACGCCTTCGCCGTTTACGTCGTAGGTGGCCGTTCCGTCGCCCCAGTAGATGGTTAATAGCTTGTTCGAGGTCAGGGTAATGGAAAGCGTAGCCGTTGCGCTGCTGGTCCTCTGGTGGCGGACCACCCTCTTTACCGGCTCCGGCTCCCGAAGCTTAAGCGTAAACGTTCCGACCATAAGGTTGTCGTTCCAGCGCTTGGAAACGGCTACTACGTTGGGCAGGTATACTTCGTAAACGAGCGGCTTCGTCGGGTGGATGTCAATCATAAGGCGCTGCGTTCCGTCCGCGTCGAACTGGGCCAGGAATTCGTTAAGCTTCGTTACAAAGTCGATCTTCCCCTTCGCCTGAATGAAGCAAGAAAGCGTAATTTCGCGCGGCTCGAAGCGGCGGCGGGTCAAGTCTACCACTTCGCCGTGTTCGTCGGGCCAGTCTACGCTGTACACCTTCTTTGTGGCGGGCCGGTCAAGGATGCCGTTACTGGAAGATACCCGAACGTCGAAGGCCTTAAAGTTTACCCCGTTAAGGTAGTATTCCAGGGAGGTGGCGGTGCTGATAAGCTCTGTTATTTCCTCCTGGGTCAGCGCTACGTCGTAGATCTTTACTTCGTCAAGGTTTCCGTACCCGTAGCCGGTCCCGAAAATGTCTTGCAGGATCCCAAAACCGGAAGGGCTGGAAGATGGAAGTTCAAGCGTTCCGACCAGCTGCGTGTCAAGGTAAACGCGGACTTCCGTTCCGTGCTTTGTAACGGCCCAAAAGCCCCACGTATCGGGGTTAATATTGTACCAGGCTTCCCGGTAGTTCTCTACGCCGGCGCAGTTGAAAAATACGCCTATTTGCCCGCCCGTGTAGCCGTCCGGGAATTCTTTACGGCGGATCCATGCCGTCAGGGAAAAGTCGGAAGTAAGCGGGACAAAATCCTGCTCAATTTCCGCGCGGCCTTCGCCGTCGAATTCTATGCAGTTCCCCTGCCTTCCGGGTACAAAGTCCGCGCCGGTCAGCGCTGCGTCGTGGCGGCCCCGGCTATAATCGTAGGCAGTAAGCGATCCCGCCGCTTCGTCAAAGGGCAGGTTCAAGATAATATTTTCTTCTCTGGTTGCCATTGCTAATATGTTTTTTTGTGTTTAACTACGATTTTAACCGTGCCGGCGTTCTCGCCGGTTATGGCTTCCGCCTGCGCCCCTTCGTACTGGAATACGGTAACGCGGGCTTTGTCCCTGGCTTCTACGGTAACGCGGGACCGGTCGAAGGCGTCCACCGTTACTACTGCGTTCCCGGTTGCCAGAATGTGGAGCCGGGTGTCGCCGGTTGCGTAAAGCTGCGCGGCCTGGTAGCCGTTGTAAACGGCCACGGCGTCGCTATCTCCGTAGAAGGCTGCCCGGGTTACGTTCCCCAGGTGGAGTTCCTTGCGGTCTACGTAAATGTTTACGCCGTCCGTTACCTGCTGCGGAAGCGCCCGCAAGTATTCAAGGCTTGGGACGCCTTTGCTCAGGCAGAAGTCTATACCGTTGAAGTAAAGGGCGGCCAGCCCCTCCAGCGTCTCCGTCCGGAGGAGCCGTTCGTGCCATTCTTTGCAAACGCCGGCGGCCTTTGCCGCCTGGGCTAATTCCTTGTTATAGCTCATATCTATTCCCCTCCTGTATAGCCGGCGGCGCGCAGCTCGCGGTCAAGCGTCCCGCCGTACCTCAATTCGTTGTAAATGTTCCGGCAGATGGTGGTCGTCTCCGCCATGCGCGCGTCTATGCTCGCAAGGTGGACCAGCTGCTCGCGCAAAAGGTCTATACTTTCGACCTGGTTCTCTCTTACGGCGTTCGTTTGGCCAGCCAGCAGGTCGATGCTCTCCTGGCTTGCGCCTGCAATAGCGCCGGCCAGGGTGGTCGTGTCGGCTCCGTCAAGCTCTTTATAAAGATCTTCGTAAACCTTCATAGCTTCCGCGTACTGCTCCGCGATGGCGTGGACGCGGTCCTTAAACGCCTGCTGTTCCTGCGGGGTCAAGCCGTCAAAGGTCCCGTTTCCTTCGGAGTCGAAGCCCATAGCGGCCTGCAGCTGCTTCATGGCCTGCTGTAAGGGTCCCGTTAAGAACTGCTTGCTTACGGCGGCCTTTACGGCGTTCGCCATAATCTCCTGGGCGATCTGCTCGGAAGTTTTCTTAATTTGGGACTTGCTCATGCCGGTGCTGAATAAGTCCGTAATTCCGTCCGCAAGCTGGCCAGCGAAGTCCGCGGCGGTCGTCTGGGTTACTTCCTCCGTTATTTCCTGGATAATGTCCTCAATATTGCGGAGGTTCTGGGCCTGTTTCTCCGTGAAGTCGTCTATTTTGTCGGAGTCGCTCTTTTTCTTGGAAGCTTCCAGCCTGGCCTGCTCCCGAAGCTCCGCGTTCTGCTTCCGCAGGTTCTCTATGGCCTGGCCCTGCTTCCTGTAATAATCTTCGCCCAGGGCCTTGTCTATCTCCCACTTTAGCTGGTTGTAGGCGTTGGAAAGCCGGTTAATTTGCTGTTCGTGCTTCTGGATGCTCTTTTCGATCTGTTTGTCCTGGTTGCCGCAAATGGCCTTAATTACGTCCACCACGGCGTTTACTACTACCAGGGCGGCCTGTATGATCGTAAGAATAACGGAGCTTTTCTCGGCGGTCTTTATGGCCGTCGCTACGGCTACGGCTACGGCGGCCGTACTGGCCAGGGAAGATATCGCGGTGGCTCCTACGTCCCCGATGGCGTCCTTTAACGGCTGGCAGCTGTTGATGGCGTCCTCTACGAATTCAAAGCTTGACTTCGTGGCTTCGCCCAGCTGCTTCCAGTTCTTTTTAATGTCCTTCGCGCTGGTCTTTGCGTCCTTGCTGGCGTTCGTGAAAATGGACCGCAAGCTGGAGGCCATCTGGGCGAAGGGGTTTTCTTGGTTCAAGACCTCGCGGGCTTCGTTAAGTTTGTCCCGGATCGCCTTAAGGTCTACGGGGTCGAATACGCCGGAAAGGCTGGAAAATTGCTTTTCAATCTCCGCCACCAGGTCCTCTATCTGCTGGGACGTAAGTTCGTCAAGGTTCCCGAAAAGCTCCGCCCACTGGTCGGAAGCCTGCAAGGTCTCCGCGGCCAGCTTGCTAAGGGCCTGCGCCTGGGCTTTGTCCAGGTTTTCAAGAATAGAAGTATTCCCGCTTTCGGCGGCTATTATTTCGGCCTGCCGGCGCTTCTCTGCGTATTCCGCTTCGATGAGGGCCTTCTTTTCCTCAAAGGATCCGTATTCTTCCAGAAGGGCGTTATAGTCCGCTCCGCTTTCCTGGTCGTATTGGCGCTTTCGGTTATCGATGGCGCGCTGGATCCGGGCCTTTTCTTCCTCATCCTCCGTCTCCGTAAGGGCCTTTTCCAGCAGGGCGATGTCCGCGTTGTACTGGGTCGCAAGCTGGACCCGTTTGTCTAAATAGTCCGCGTATTGCTCCAGGAGGGCGTCTGTCTGCTCCTTCTGCTTCGCCAGGGCGTCGTCCTCCGCTTCGTCAAGGGCTGCGCCTTCCTGCTTCGCCAGCTCGCTGTCGTCGCCTTCCAGGGCCTTGCGGCGCTCCTGGATGATGTTCAATACGTCAAGGATGCCGTTCGCGCCGTCCAGCTGCTCTTGAAGCGCGGCTTTGAACTCTGCAAGGGCGGCCCCTTTCGTTTCCTCTGCTATCGCGGTGTTAATCGCGGCCAGCTGCTCCTTCTGGGCTTTGGTCCCGCCGCCGGCCATTTCTTCCACAAGCTGCTGGCGTAGGTTCTGCAGGTATTCGATGTAATTCTCGCCGCCCTTCAAAAGCTCCGCGTACTGGGCGTTTGCTGCGTCCCGGACTATGGCGTCGGAAGATGCGGCCCACTGCTTAAATTGTTCGTAGTCCTTCTTTTTGGCTTCCAGCTCCGCCTTGAACTTATCCGCGGCGCTGGTTCCGCCGCCGCCCCCTCCGCCGCCGGAATTCAAAAGCCCGGCTTCGCGTAGGATCCGCAGGCCTTCTTTCTCCGCTTCCGTGGCGTCCGCGTAGCCCTTTTCGATAACGGCCTGCAAGTCCGCCAGTTCCTGCTTCTTTTTCTCCTTGTTTTTGTTGTCGGTTTCGTAGGCTACGGAGCCGCCGAACATGCCGCCGCCGGAAAACTGGATTACTTTGTCCGGCATGCTGTCTATTTCCTGCTGTAACTGAATAGCTTTTTTCAGGTTATCCTGCTGCAGCGCCCTGTAAGCGTCCGCCTTTGCGCGGGCCATCTGGGCCTTAACGTAGGCTTCCGCCCCGTTATTGAAAAGCGTTTCCGCGTCCTTTACGCCGTTTATAGCGACGCCCAGCTGGTTAAGCCGGTCTTTATTGTCCTTCAGGAACTGCTCTTTTGCCTTGATATTGTCGCCTAACTTCCCCCAGGCCTGGGCCAGCTCCGTAACGTTCCCTACGGCGCCGGCGGCGTTATCCGCCACGGCCTTCTGGAAGTCTGTAATAGCCTTCTTTGCTTCCTTCGCCTGCTTTATGAACTTCGCGGCGACGGCTATAATCGCGCCTATTGCGGCGGCGATCCACCCGAATACGGGAATACTTTTAATAGCTGCGCCCACGGCCTTGAATGAAGCGGCCAGGCCCGTATTGGCTACGACCCCGGCTTTCGCGGCTGCGTTTTCGGCCGTCTGGGCGGCGGCTGTGGCCGCCAGCGCTCCGGTGCTTTTCGCAAGCTCCGCGTTATAGGCTGCGCGGATCTTCGCAAGAATAACGACGGAGAAATAGCTATCCTTGTTTAGCGTGTTCGCTACTTGCTGCAGGCCCATCGTTATGCCCATAAGGCTCTGGACCCGTAGCATTATTTTCTGTAAATTCTCGTTTTCCGCCCCGAAAAGGCCGATAACGCCCTGGGCTGCGGAAAAGGCCCCGGCTACGCCTGAAACGGCGCTAATAACGCCCTGCAGGCCCGCGTTATCGTGCGCCAGGATCTGCGCCTGCTTCTGGGCGTCGCCCATCGCGTTTTGAAGGCGGCCGGCTTCCTGCTGGAGCTTAATGTAAGCTTCCGTTCCGCGCTGCCCGGCTTCCTCCATCCTGGCTAATTCCTCAATAACGGCGCGTAACTGGGTGCGCAGGCTTTTCTGCGCCCCTTCGTTATTCCTCAGCTGCTCGCTGAATTTGTTAATACGGGCTTCCGCCTTCTGCAAGGCTTCCGCCTGCCGGTCTACTTCCGCGGTGGCCTTCTGGTTTAGGTCCATCGCTTCCTGTAAGGCCTTCTTTTTCTCTCGCAGGGCGTAGATTTCTTCCTGCGTTACGGTCGTGTTGCTGCGGCTCTGTACGGCTTTCAGCTTGGCGTCTACTTCCGCGTACTGCTTGGCCAGCTCCTTCGCGCTTTCGGAAAGGCTGCGGCCGGCATGGTCAAGCTGGCCCCAGGTCTTTTCTATGTCCTCGGCCGCCTTCTGGAAGCTTTCTTCCATGTTCTCGCCGCTCTTGACGGAAAGGTCGGAAAGGCCTTGTATTCGCTTTCCGGTTTCGTCCAGGGCGTCGTTAATTTGCCCGTTTTTGGCTATAAGCTCGAATTCGAGCGACCCGATGTTTACGCTCATCTTTGTAGGTTGTTAATTGCGTTTAATATGTCTTGCGCGTTATCCGCCGTAATGGCGACCGGCTCCGGGTCGTTCCCGCCTTCGCCGTCCGTCTCTACGCTCGGGGCGTCCACCACCATCCTCTGTACTGTTGCCCAGGGTATTCCGTGCAGTAAATAGTCCAACGTCCAGCCGAAATGGGCGCAAATAGAACCCCGGCGGCCGTGGGGGCTTTTCAGCCCGGTTACTCTATACGATCCGCTATCTGTGTCGTTTTTGCGCCGCTCATGTATCGCATAGAGGCGATAAAATCCCCTAAGTTGGAAACGCTGGTTACGGTCTGCGTAAGGCCCAAAAGGTCGGACGGCTTAATCCCGTGGGCGAATAGGTCCGTAAGGCGGTCCAGCTCTTTGTCGTCCGTCTTTTGCCGGATCCGTCCGTTCGCGTCCTGAATAGTGTAGTAATAATCTTCGCCCAGGACGGCTATTGCTACGATTCGGGCCATCCTTTGCGTATTCTTGTGCGCCACCCGCTTAGCGGCGGCCAGGGTCTTGTAGCCCCCCGCCGTAAGCTCGCCTTCCGGGATATCCATTTGCACCCATATCTCCGTAAGCCGGTCTAAGGTGTTAAGGGTGGGTTCCTGAATAACGAAAGTTTCCGTTATGGTCTCCGGGCGGCGTGGAAGCAAAAAGCCCAGCGGCCCCGGGGCGCGCTTGTATACCTTCCGGGAAACGGAAAAGCGGACCCCCTTCTGGATCATAAGGTTCAATTCGTCGCGCTCTAAGTCCTGGAGCGTCTTTTCGGCGGCTTCTCGCGCGTTATCTTCTGCCATTGGTGTTCTCTCTTGAATTAAAAAAGCAAGCCCCTAAAAACGAATTTCCGGGGGCTTGCAACCACAATAATTACGGCGGGTATCCCCCGGCGGTTTAGGAAGCTGCGACCAGCTGGGCCTTGAGCTTCTTTTCGCCGCTCTTGGTCGGGGCCAGAACGGTTCCGGTAATTTCTACCAGGAGCATGGCGCTCTTGCTGAAATTGCCGTTAAGCTTGGCTTGCAGGCGCATACGGGGAACGGAAAAGGCGAGGCCCTGGAGGGGCGTTACCTTTACGGACTTCTCGATGGTCGGGAGGGTGTCCGGGGCGCTCCATACGTCGTTGTCGGTGAGCTGGTTGTCGCTCTTGGAAGCCGTGCCGCCGAAAAGGGTGACCATATCGTCGGGGCTGGGGTTCATCAGGCTCCAGTTGATGTTAATCAGCCCGGCGCGGGCGATGCTGACCACGGGGTCGTCTACTTCCTCGGCGTAGAAGTCCGTAGTAGTAGGATCGTTCGTAACCAGCTGCGCGGTGTCCTGGTAGGTATAACCCAAAGAGGCAAGGGTCTGGCCCATGCCGCCGTCCTGGGCGATGTCGCCGACTTCAATCTTGGAAAGGCCCAAAGTAAAAACTTTCTTTGCCATTGTTCTAAGGTGTTACGGTGTTAATAATTCGTTTTCTTGCTGTGCGTCATTCTCGTTGGAAGAGTCGCCGGCCGGCTCTCCGCCTTCCTCCTGGTTCCCGGTCTGGTCGCCTTCCACCGGCTGCTCTCCGGTTTGGGCGTTTTCCTCCGGTTCTGGCTCCGGATCAGGGGCCGGGGCCGGTTCCGGGTCTGCCGGGATAAACCATTCGACCCTTATATTTGCGTAATGCTCCGGGGCGTTTACTTCGCGGATGGTATTCTCCGCGCCCAGGGCTATCGTAAGGCCTTCAACCTGCGCCGCCTTAAGCGCGCCTTTTACGGCCGCGACTATGGTGCGCAAGGTCTCCCGGTCTGCTTTCCGCTGCGGCTGTCCGCCGATCGTGACCTTCAAGTCGGGAACGTGTATATTTACGTTCGAGGTCGCTATCTGCGGGCGGTTTTCCCCGCCGGCGGTCAAGGTGTTAATTACTACGTCCTGAAGCTTAGAATTTTCCGGGCGCTCTCCCATGACGTAGACGTCGCCGGAAATAGCGGCGGTTACTGCGCTGGAAGTGCTTAGGATCCTGTATAGGATATCGTCTAATTCTATGCTTTGCATAACGTGTCCCTTTGCTTTACGCGGTTATATCCAGCAGCGGTTATGAAGCCGGCCGACGTCGTATTTTGCTACTTCGCCGGTTATCCGGACCAGGCCTACGCGGCGGCTTGCTTCGATCCAGCTTTCGTCGTTCAAATATTCGGGTTCCACCTCGAAAGTCGTTACGGCTATCTTAGTGCCTTCCGGTATTCTCGCGGCCCCGGCTGGTATCTGGATAAGCGAAGCGAAGACGTAAGTTTCGCTATTGGTCAGCTGTATCTTCGTGCCTTTGCCGTTTGTTTCCTCCCTGCAGGCGCTTTGAAGCTCCCAGGCCCCGGTCCCGGCGACGTAGCTGCCGTTTTCGTTCCTGGTTGCTTCGCCTGGCTTGAAGGCGTACAAATATTGCGGGTATTGGTACGTTGTCTTTACCATAAATAGCTTTTGTTACGTACTTGGGGCTTCGTAATATCCGGCAGGCCGACCTCTGCGCAAGTCTGGGAATACCATAGCTTAATTGCGTCCCAGTTCCACGTAACGGAATAGCCGCCTTCGGAAACGTTCGCCAGGGGTATAACGCTTGCGAATTCCTTGCAAAGCGCGGTTTTCGCGGTCTTTACGTCCACGGCTGCGTTCGGATCCGGTATAAGGTCGGCCCGGTTTGTTAAAATCAGGTCGACGTCTGCTTCCGAAAGCTGAAAGCGCGCCCCGGTGGCGGTCATCCATTGCTTGTAGGTCATGGCTTGCTGCTGCTGTTAAGGGTTAAAGGTGGGGCGGTTCGACGGGCTTCGTAAGTTTCCGCCGGGGACCGCCCCGGCCGGTGTGTCTCTGTTAATGGCTCCAGCTGCTGTGGGTGACGTCCATCAGGAAGGAACGGCCGGAAGAAAGCCAGGCCGGGAAGGCGTTGGCGATGCCCTGCGTTACTTCGCAGATGGGTTCCTCCAGGCTGTACTTCTTAATGCAAACAGGGCCGTTAAGGGCCTTAATTGCGGCGCTTCCCTTCAGCTTGAAGTCTGCGGGAACGGTGTAGAAGGTGTTACCCAGGACCTTGTCCTCGCTGAACAGGACCACGTCGTCGGCGAACGGGTTGCCGGTTGCGCGGCTGCCGTCCTTCTTCTCGATGGTGATCTGCTGGTCGATGACAATAATCTGCAGGCCGTAAAGGTAGGCCAGGCGCTTAAGGGCTTCGTTTACGCTCTCAACGGTGGGAGTATAAGCGACCCCCAGAACGTTCTGGGCGAAGCTCGCGGAAAGCTTGATAACTTCCTCGCACTCCGCGAACTTGGCGAAGGTGGCCGCGTTCATGAAGGCGTAGCGGAGGTTAATCTGTTCGGCGCGGGCGGCCTTTACGATGGCGCGGAAGTCCTTAGTAATAGGCTTTGCGCTGGTATTGTCCCAGCTGGCGCTGCCGGTCTGGTAGCCCTTCTTACGGGTTTCC